GATCTGCTTCTTGACGTGATCGAGCGAGTCCTTGTCCAGCTCCAGATGCAGATTGCTAGCCACTAGCTGAGTGTTGATCTTGACCTGCCGGCCCTTCGCCTCGGCGTTGTAGAGGCGGATGACCCTGCCCAGTTCAGACTTGATGCGGTCGGCAGAGAGGGTCGTGTAGAGCCGAACCTTCCGGCTGTCCATGGTCCTGTTCTCCGCGTTGATCGCCCGCAAGCCCTCCAGCATGGAGCGCCGGAGACTGGTCATGTCGACCAGCGCCGGCACTTTGATCTTCAGGCGCGATTCGATGGCGTCGAGCTTGCGCTGGGCGTCCTTGCGGAAGTCGTCCGTGTCGGGCAGAACCTTGACCGTGACGCGGCCGATGATTGCGGAGCTGGCAGGCATGGACTATTTCCCTCCGGTGGTGAACCTCTTGTGGAGCGCTGCCACCGAGAACTTCTTCGGGAGCTTGTCTTCTGCGCCACGAGTCGATGCGGGCTTGTTGCGCCCGCGGCTAGGGCGGGGGTACGGCGGGAAGTCGGGCGCCTTGCCCTTCTTCCAGTTGCCGGTCGAGCGGGTGTTGATGTTCACCGCGTCGACCAGTTCGGTGAGGAGAGCGCGATCTTGCCCCCAGCCGAAGAACTGCCGGCCGCCGCTGGCCAGAGCGGAGGTGAGCGAGTCGTCGGGAAGCCTCTGGATCAGCAGAAGGACGAGGGAGGGGGCCGGACCCTCACCCTGTACCACCTTGGCTAGATCTATGCCGTAGTAGAACAGGAGGTCCGGGTACAGCCCCGCTCCGTAATCGTCGATCAGCTGGCAGAGGCCGAGGCTTCCCCCACTTCCTGCTGACCCGTGTAGCGCTCGAAGATGGTGGCGAGCACGGCCAGGTTGTCGCCGACCTGCTCGATCAGGTTCTCGACCAGGTACTGATTGTCGGCCACGACACGGAGGGCATCGCGGATCACGTCCTCCTGGTCGTCACCCTCGGCGCCGGCCTCCTTGTCGGAGGCTGCCTCCAGCCGGCCCTGAGTGGCCTGCAGCTCGGCCCGCTTCTCCTTGCTGAGCTGGAGGGGGTTGATCAGGCGCAGCAGGCCCTTGTCCAGCTGCAGGTTGGTCGAGCCGTACTTGCGCTCGGCCGCGGCGCGGATGTCGTCGAGGGTGAAGGTGTTGGTGGGGTTGGTCGGGGCGGTGCTCACTGTGGCGGACCTCCATGGTCGGTATAGCGAAACGGGAATGGGCGGCGGACTCGGCTATACGGTGAAGCCCCCGGTGCACACGGGTCCGCCAGGATCATGTGCACCGGGGAGACTGGTGCCCCAGGAGCCCGGCGTTATGCCGAAATGCCCTGGGGCTTACAAAAGAACGGGGACGGCTCAGACCCCCGGCTCGGCCTCGATCACGCCCAGCGGCGTGACCGCGAACGCCCAGTTGTTGCCGTTGAGCGCGATCGGCTTGACCGAGATCGGCATGCCGGCCAGCGACTCGGTGTCGCTCAGTGCCAGGTCGTCGGCCCGGTAGATCTCGGCCTTCGGGGCGTAGAACGCGAACACGTTCTCGGCGTCGATGAAGATGGCGCAGAAACCGGCGACGGTGACGACCGGGTTGTTGTGCGGTGCGATCAGCCCATTGGGCAGCTCGATGGCATTGGCGCCGTAGTAGAGCTTCAGGCCCGACTTGTCGAACTGCTGCAGGGTGAACGTGAAGGCCTCCTGCCGCGGGCTGTATCGCGTACGGAGGGCCTTCTTCTGCAGGGTGCCGAGGATGGTGGCCTCGCCGCCCTCGGAGGTGCTGCCGAAGATGTCCTCCAGGGAGGTGTGGCCCACGACATCCCAGGGCGAGACGGGGGCGCGGAGATCGGCGGGAAGCTCGGTGCCGACCGGGGCGATCAGGTAGTTGCCGTAGTCGATGACCAGAGTGGCTTCGTCGATGAGTGGCACGTTGGGTGTCTCCTTTGTGGGACGGCGTAAACCGCCTCGTCAGTCGACGGGCGGCGCGGTGGGGGTGGCCCGGTCAGGGGCTGTAGACGGTCCTGCGGGGCTTCCGGATCTCCATCTGGTAGGTCGCCTCGTACCGCCACACGCCAGTCGGCAAGTCAGCGAACTGAACGGGGCCGGAGGCCGTTGCCCAGTCAGTCTTGCGCGTCGGCTCAGTGATGACCCGCAGCTTGTTGATCGAACCGATGTTGGGATACACCTTGCGCGCCTTCCACGCACGGTGCAGCGCCACCCGAACGGCCTCTGAAAGGACCGCGCCCTTCTCGTCCCCGTCTGGGTCCGAGGTGTAGGCATGGATGGCAAACCGCGCGCTGTCGACGAAGCGGGGGTCCCCACGCCAGACGCCGAGGGCATTGACGCGACGGACCATCAGAAACGTGGGCGGGGAATCCCCGCTGATCAGGGAGACGCATGGAACGTCGGGCAGGTGATCTCGCAGCACTGCCAATACGACATCCTCAATCGGAGAGAATTCGACCATCCGCAGGACGCTTGCCGGCAGATCGAGCTCGGCGAGAAAAGTCGGGTCAGTCATCGAAACTCGCACCACCCTTCTTGGGCCTCCGGCTCAGCTTGCGGGGGTCGCGCAGCCCGAAGGCGTCATGCAGCACCCATAGGCCCTCGCTCGCGCCCTTCCACTCGCCGGTCTCGGGGTCCATTTCCCCCTTGCGCCCATACTCAATCGTCAGTGCGGCGTCGAGGCCGCGGGAGTCATCCAGGACCACGTACCCATCGACGTCACCCCGGTCGACCGTGATCTCCGAGTCGTTGGTTCGGTTCTTCGCGCGAGCACGCAGCAGGCCGTCCGCCTTCAAGGCGTAGAACTCCGTCTCGTCGTCGATACGGCTCTGGACGTCGCGATGCAGGGCGATCACCTTGGTGAGGGGCTTGCCCCCCACCCGCGCATAAACCTTGGCCACGTCAGTCGCCCAGCAGCCATGGCAGCTTGCCAGCCGGGCGCTCGCGGATGTCGATGCTCCAGTGCCGGGTCTGCCGCGTGCCTTGGTGATATTCGGGCGGGGTGATGGGGTCCCAGATGGCGCCACGCCACTCGATGCGAGACCAGAGGCCCACCCCCTCAAGATCGGCATCAATGATCATTCGGTAGATGTTGATGCTCTGCTGGCCGGGCACCTCGGCTCGCGAGCTGCGCTGCGGGATGAAGGCCGCTCGCACCAGCACCGGTGGCGAGTCGACACCCTCGCTTGCCTGTACCGTATTGCCGCGGCGATCGGTCAAGGTTTCTGTCTTCCACACCTTGACCACCTGGCCGCGACGGCGCTGGACGGTCACCAGTTATCCGTGTCGTTTTGGTACATCTGGATGGCCTTGCCGCCGTAGTCGACTGGCACCAGGCCCACCCGGTCTGCGGAAATCTTGGTGCCCCACGAGGAAAGCACGACCGTTCCGAAGAACTTCTGCCCTCGGCCGGCGAGGCGTTCGAGCTGCTTGATCTCTATCTCGGTGAAGTGGACGGTCCCCATCTCTGGGTCCTCGTCGGGGTAGGTGACGGTCTCGTCGCCGGCCCGCGACTGGATCAGGCCTTCGAGGTTCTTCATGTGGCGCTCGCAGGCCCTTAGCACGAGCGTGCGGACCAGGGGCGGCGCGGTGGCCTCACTGACCCAGGAGTCGCGACCGTGAAAGCGAGCGTACTCGGAGGCGTCCTCCAGGGCGCTCATGGCGACGCGCGTCTCGGCGGCGTCGAGCACCCAGTCGAGGCGCTCCTTCAGGGCCGCGATCGTGGCCAGTGGTTGCGTCAACGGATCTCCTTTACGGGGGAGGGGGTGCCCCAGCGGGCGGCGGCAAAACTGCGGCTACCGCCCGCTGGGAGTTGATCAGGCGTTGTCCGCGTGGAGCTCGGCGCGCCGGCCTGCCGGAGTCCAGACCTTGGCGTCGCTGATGCCCGTCGCCAGGGCCAGGTCGGAGCTCGCCGCCGGGTAGTTCGAGGTGCCGTCGAGGGTAAGCTTGATCGCCCGGATCAGGTACTCGTCCTCGGTGTCGACGTCCATGCCTCGACCCTCGTTGGCCGCCTGATCCCAGTACCGCATGGGGTCCTTAACGGTGCGTACGCCGGAGTAGCAGTTCACGATCGAACGGTCCTGCAGGTAGGACGAGTCGTAGTCACGCATCCACCGCAGGGCCAGGCCCTCGTAGCTGATCGTGGCGCCGAACGGAACCGACTGCGGGACGGACGGGGCGCCGGTCGCCAGGAAGAACGCGCTGCTCGCGAAGCCGAATGCAGCGTCGCCAGGAATGGTCTCGTCGGCGACGATGGTGAAGCCCATCGCCCGACCGATGAGCGCCTCGTTGATGGCAGCCTCGGCGTTCGAGTCACCGACCGCGGCGGCCAGGGTGAGCTTCTCGTCCTCCAGCATGGCCGCCTCGAACTCCGAGCCGACGAGCAGGACGCGGCCGGCCTTCGGCGCGTGGAAGGAGTTCAGCACCCGGCGTGCCTCGATCAGCGCACTCCGCAGCTTGCTGACGGTGTT